GCTTATATATTGATCTCTCATGAATAAAAATCTTATGTCTAACTCAGGGTGTTGCACTCATCTTCACGGAGGAGCTGCCCGATTATGCGGCTCATCGTGTGCTGTTGGCTGAGTCGATTGTGCAGAATCGTGAGACGCTGATTCAGTTCCATGAGATCACCGCGAATATCTCGGCTGCTTCGACGATGCCGTTGAACAGGGGCCAGCTGAACTGTGACCTCCATGAGTGCATCCAGTTGGTGAAGGATTACCTGTGGATTGTCGCCGATGATGAGGTTCAGCCGGTGTTCGTCTATTTGAAGATGAAGGATATTACCCCGTATGAAGATGCGATTCACCCTCAGGGGTGATTGGGTGATGGTTGTTGCCGTCGCCTCATTCAACGACATAGCGTCCATGTTCATTGGAAAGGAGATCTGATCATGGATAAGTTCATCGAGATTCTGCTCATCATTCTGTGCATGCTGGCTTGCTTCTGGTGTGGTATGCGTTATGAGAATCGTATGGAGGTCGAGCGTTACAATCACATGGTGTCTCAGCTTGAGAATGTGCAGAAGCAGACGGGTGTGCAGTACGATCAGTCGTTCGTTGATTTCATTAACAAGGCTGCTCCTGGGGGTGAGCATTGATTATGAGTGTCGAGTCGGATTTCGAGGATACTGTTAAGATTTGTGAGTTCTACGCCGACCCGTGTGAGACTTTCGAGGTTGATCTGGAGAACTGCATTGTTTTTATGGGCGCTCGTGAGATCAGTATCGTGAGGCGCGACGGCCATTTGGATGGTTACCTTGTGATTGACCCTAACGGCGTCAGTATTCAGGTGGGCGACTTGGATGAATACTTCCAGAGCGTGTTTGATTGGGAAGGAGAGGTCTGATGGATTACGATCCGTGGGAGGAGTTGAATATTTTCATTGAGTCGTTTCAGCCCCTGAAGGAGTTGGATGGGTTCCAGGTTGATTTCGAATCGTGTGCTGTTTTCTTTGATGGCAACCGGGTTCGGGTGAATGGCCCTGAGGGTTGGGATATCCAATCTCATAATGGGGATAAGACGACGACGCAGGATGGGGCGTATCGTTGGGTTGAGTCCGAGTACGGTATGCTTCCGAATACGGTTCCGCAGTACATGCGCCCTTATGAAGGAGATTACGATGACTGAGTTCAAGATGATGAAGGAGCTTGCTCAGAAGCTTCAGGCTCGTTTCGGTGGGGCTCCGGTGATTGACGTTGTCAATCATTGTGTTGTTTACCGCGATAGTGTGATCACTATTCAGCTGCGTGCTTCGAAGTTCGCCGAGTGTCTGTGGTTGGCGGACACCCCTAGCGGGTGTCACGCGTTCCTCCGTTCCGCCGAGGTGGTGGAGGTGTTGGCCGCCATCTACTCCTACAGCCTCGTGTGAGCCCTCCTGAGCGCATAGAAGAGCTCCCCCGGTACGATGTACTGGGGGAGCTTTTCTGCGCCGTCTACGTGGCTCCTACGGCCTCACACGCCTGATCGGATGGCCTCGTACGGCATGAACCATCGGGCCCTGGGGAAGCGGGTCCAGTGTCGGATGCCGCCTTTCATCTGCGCGCCTACGCAGACGCCGTCCCATTTGGTGTCGTCGTATTGGGGCACGTCCTTGCTCCACAGGAGGAATTGGTATTTGCCCTGAGAGCATTCCTGTCTGGGGAACCATATCTTGTCACCCCACGTGTTTTCGGTGGAGTTGTGGAGCTGGAAGTAGGGTTGGATCCACGAGTCGGCTCCGGGCCACACCATCCATGAGAATTGCCATAGAGGAGTCCATCCGCAGATGTTCCAGGACCACCACCATTCGGCCCCGTCACGCGTGTCGATGACTTGGGTGTATCCGTCGGTTATGGTGTGGTCGAGGTTCTTGGATCCGTATCCGGTGTAGTTCTGTTCGTCGAGGAATGTGCTTGATGGGGCCCAATTGTTCACGTCGGTGTAGGCTTTGATCCCTTCGATCTTCTTGACCGTGGAGACTGCCAGGTCGGCTTTGGTTTGGATGGCGGCCTGGTCCTTCTTGACGTTCTCGATCTGCTTCTGCAGTGCGAGGAGGTTGTTCGCGGCGTCTGCAGCTTTCGTCGACGCCTGGTCGGCGGTGCTTCGGGCGTTGGTGCCGATGACGCGCACTTCGGCGAGTGCTTCCCGGTCGCGTTGGATCATGCCCTGGATCTGTCGGCCGGCTTCTTCGAGTGCGGTGATCTTCGGCTGGAGGGCCGCAGCGTCTCGTTGCGCCGCCTGTGCGATGGCCTGGACCGCGTCCGCAGCGGTTTTGGCGTCAGAGGCGGCTTTGGCGTTGGTGCGCGCCGTCCCTTCGATGGATGCCATGCGACCGGTGAGGTTGGTGACGGTGTCGGCGCTGCGTTTCATGTTGGCTGCTACTGCGTCGAACTGCGTGTCCGCGTAGGCCACACAGTTGGAGAGGGTGCACCCCTCCACAGTACGAATATTAACAATGAACTGCAGGTTCGTGCCGGGCTTGTACGGCACCGACACGCGGACGTCGATCGGGTACGGCTGCGAGTTGCCGGGGATTTCGATCGTGTCCGCGTACACGTTCTCCTTCCAATTGTTATCGGCGATCGTGTAGTACGACACGGCGAACCTGGCGCGGCTGGGGCCTTGAGCCACAGCCAGCGCGGTGATTCGGTACGAGCACCCCTGAGGCCCGGTGAACCGAGGCCCCTTGGCCATGTTGACGTCGTAATTCCTGTCCTCGGATTTGGAGGCGACCAGCGAGGATCCGACGACTTTCAGAGCAGACCCGGTAAACCAATTCGACGACATCTTCCAGTAGTCGTCCAACGGGTCGACTCCGCTGCCGGCGGGGCCGGCAGGGCCAGGATCGCCCTTGGGACCGGCCGGTCCTGCGGGACCAGTTGGACCGACGGGGCCCTGAGGGCCATTCGCACCAGGGGCGCCTTTAGCCCCGGTCGGCCCCTGCGGGCCCATGGGTCCTGCAGGCCCAGTGTTTCCCGATACACCTCGTTCACCCTTGTCCCCCTTGGGTCCGATGGGGCCGGGTTCGCCCTTGGGGCCGGGCAGACCCCGCTGCCCATCCTTACCGGGAGGCCCGGGGTTACCCTCAGGACCCCGCAGTCCCACGTCGCCTCGAGGCCCGGAGGGTCCTCGGTTGCCGCGTTCGCCCTTGGGACCTTCAGGCCCGGGGTCGCCGGCGGGGCCCTTGGGTCCCTGAGGTCCGACGGGCCCTCGGATCATACCCTTGGCGATGTCGTCCCTGATCTTCATCATCTGGTCGCGCGACTTGGCGACGTCGATCTCGATCTGGGTGGTGTGCAGTGGGGACACGGGCTCGTGGGCGACGAGCTGCGAGAGCAGATTGGTGCCGTCGTGCAGGGGTGCGTGAAGGTCGAGAACCTTCACCCTCCCCCGCTTGAGAAGAATGTGATGCGTCCACGGCTCCGGAGGGTTCGTGTACGGACCCGCGATCTCCACGGGAACGCTGAACTGTCCCTCCACGTCCACCGTGAAGGGTTTGACGATGACGCCGGCCGCGGTCGTCACCACTCGTGGGTCGGGCGCCACCGTCAGCGTGCCGGCGGCGTCCCGACCGGCCGCGTCGGTGAGGCGGCCGGTCAGGATCGCGCTCATGGTTAGCCCTCACCCCCGGCGAGCTTCTTGGCAAGCTTCTGAATACCGTCACTGACCTGGTACAGGAGGTAGAAGGCGGAGCCGGGGTTGCGGACCCCTTCCTTACCCGGGCTGAACGTGTCAACAAGGGAGCTCAAGGTGGCGTTGGCGTCCTTGAGCTGGCTGACGATGGGGCCGTCCCAGCGGCGGCCGGCGATGCCGGCTCCGGTCTGGTCCGAGACCTCAACGAGCCTGTCGCGGATCTCCCTCAGGAGATCGGTGTTCTCCGACATATCGAGATCATCCTCTGCGTAGTAGGAACCGTCGTATCTGATCCTGTGCGTCCACTGGGCGCCTATTGTGAGCGGATGGTTGAGGTAGGAGCATGCGCACCGCACCTCACCGCCCGTCTGGTCTCCGGCGTATCCGTCGATGTCGCCGAACTCGCTGATCCACGCCTCGCAGATCCATCCGTTGCATACGATGGCCGTGTGCCCGTCGGACCGCAGAACGTCCCCGTCCTCGACGGGCATTCCCGGGTACCACTCCTCGGCTGTGAAGCCGCGCTCGGTCATGCACGCGACCTCGTTGCCGGTCCACATGGACTTGGGCAGCGGGTCTGGCAGACCGGCGTTGTTGAAGCAGTACACCACCAGCTCGGAGCAGTCGACGTTGACGTTGACCGCCTGAGAGGTGGGTGAGGGGAGGTTCCAGATCGTCAGGCGCTCGGGCTGCGAGTATCCCACGCACGGGTTCTGGGTGATGTCCCATGCGATCTGAGAGGCGTCCGACTGAAGGCTCATCTCAGCCCTCCTGGGAGGACTCCACGTTGGCGTCCGCGACGGCGAACAGGGCCGCCAGGAACGGGGTGATGACGTCGATGACGTCCTTGGTCAGGACGCCCTTGACGGCGAGAACGCCGCAGCCGGCGATAGCGACTCGGTACAGGTACTGGCGAACCCTGGGGTCAACCAGGCCTTTGAGAGCGGTCATACCAATTCTCCTCACGTTGTTTGTCGATCTTCAACTCGATCTTCTCGAGTCGCTCCATGACTCCTGGTCGTCGGGGGACTCCCGGTCTGGCGGGTACCCCGTTCCAGTCGTCAAGAAGATTGTTGAGCCTCTTCATCCTGCTGTTGACCCACGCAGCGAATCCGCCGATAGTGACGAATGATGTCGTTGCCGTGATGAGAGCCTGCAGGTCGATGAAGAACCCTGGTCCCTGTCCCATTGATCACCTCACGAAGATCTCGGCGAAAGCGTTGCGCGATTGCGGCGAATCGAAGAAGACTCGGCCTTTCCGGTAGGAGCCTCGGAGCATCTCTGCGATCTTGTCGCCGTAACTCATAAGCACCTCACCCTCCCGGAGAGCCATCTTATTGGTATTATACACCTTCTCGACCCGGGGCCTCTTCTGCTGGCAGAACAATGTCGCCCCGTCCAACCACAGTGAGAAGGATCCTAGGGCTGTCTTGACAGTGAACATGTACTTAGCCGTACCCGACTTGCGTTGCACGAACTGGTTCGTATTGTCGGCGAATGTGTTGTCTATCGAGTAGTCGGCGTACTCCTCATCGAAATCCGTCACGAACTTGCCGAAGCGTGTGGTGGACACCTGTGAGGCGAAACGTTGCGAGTCCACGAACTGAGCGACCACGAACCCATCCCCGTAGGTGATGAACTCCTTACCGGGCGTCGGGGTGATGTGCCATTTGATGAAGTAGGGGTTCATGATGGAGATGGCGTTGGAGAGCATGAGGACTCGTGTCCGGTCCTGGTAGCGGTCCACCGTGGAGTAGAAGTCGAGGAGCGCTTTGACTTCGTCCTTCAGGTAGTGGATGGTGCCGGTCTCGATGATGAACTCGTCGAAGATGATGGTGGTCACCTTCGGGTACGGGGTGCTTTTGTGCTGCGCCGACGTGGACAGTGCGAGGAAGTAGCCGGCTTTTCGCCAGGCGTCCTTGTCCTCGCCCTTGTTGCGCCAGCAGAGAACGCCGCCGCGGATCTCGAACTCCTGCCCGGGGAATTCGTGGGCCACGTCGGCGACGAAGCTGCCGCGGGTTTTCAGCTCAGTCTTGTACCGGCGCAGGTAGATGAACTCCTCCCCACGCTCTATCGCCCGTTTGAGCACGTACTTCTTGGCGCCGTAGGACTTGCCGACACCGCGAGCGCCCATGACCATGTTGAACACGGCGTTGCGGGAGAGGATCCTGTCGAACGAATAGTAGTCGAACTTCTTAGACATAACGCTTCAGCTTCCACCTGCATCCACTGAACAGTGATGTGGCGTGCCCGTACGCGGGCCCGCGGACGCCGTCGGGTCCTCGCTGTCCGATGATGGTGTCCTTCCCGGTCTCGCAGCAGTATTCGACGTGTCCGCCGCCGGAGTACCAACGGCAGACGATGAGGTCGCCTTCTTTGATCTGGCTGGTGGCGTTGAACCGGCCACCGCCTTCGGCGATGACCTTGCCACCCTCGGACATGAGCACCGTGGTGCCCCCCTTGCCGATATCCATGCCCATCACCTTATTGTACAACCACCATACGAACCCTGAACAGTCGGTGACGCCGGACCTGTCCGGGTGAAGGCGCGGCTCGTACCACTGGTGGTAGACGTACTTTCCGATGGAGGCTTTGGCGAGTTTGGTCATCTCTCCGATCTTGCCGGAGTCGCCGCCACCGCCCCCTCCGCCGCCGCCCCCTTTCTTGTCGTCGCCGTCGTCTGATTTCTGATCGGCGCCGTTGGCCTTCCAGAACCCTCCCACGGTGGGGTAGGCGGCGGCGTTGGATCCGTCGGACATGTAGATTCGCAGCACACCGGACCCGTCCGTCCGGGCGTGTTTGATCTTCTTCTCCTCCTTGGCCCTGTCCTCGCCGTCCTTGGAGTTGTCCCCGCCCGAGTCGCCGGGGGAGAGGGTGATGCCTTTCGTGTCGAGGTTCTTGATCATCCTGTAGGCGATGACGTATCTCTGCCCGACGGCGTACCACTCCCCCGAGGCTTTGATTGCGTTCGCCATGGAGTCGAGTGTCGGCGCCGGGCCTGCGCTGGCTACGAGTCTGTTGAGGATGCGCGCGTAGTTACCCCACCTGTGCATGACGACGATGAGGAGCATGCCGGCTTCGGTGTACTTCTCCGAGTCGAGCCCGATGGCTTTGAGCCTGGGGATGTACTCGTCCTCCAGGTCTTTGCGCATCTGGTTGTTCTGTATCTTCTTACCTTCTTCTGAGGCCAGTGCGGCTGATAGCTTCTGCCTATCAGTGCCACCTAGGGACTGGTACTTGCGAGCCATCGTCCACGTGCCCTTGCCGGCGGCCAGCCACGACCGGATCGTGGGGCCGAACACGTTCTTGTCGGGGAACTGCTGCAGCAGGTCGTAGGCGCGTCCCTGAGTCCACTGGCCGATGCCGAGCGACAGCGTGTCGGGTGCGGTGATGATGCCGTAGTTGAATCCGGCCTCGACGGTTGCCAAGGTTGCGATGATGCACGCCTTATGTTTGTCATCCCATGCCATAAGTTCCTCCTATAAGGTGCAGGGCGCCGGGGATCACCCGGCGCCCCGCCATCGATACCACTCAGATCAGTGAGCGCGCATCATGCAATTGGAAAGGTCGAACCGGGTCGAATGATTCTTGTCGGTCAGGAACACGGTCTCGATGTGGTACCGGCCCGGGCCCTCGAAGGCCTCGAAGATGCCGGTGCCCTGCGAGTAGACCATCGCCTCAGGCCACGGGCCGTAGCCGGCGACGAAGGAACTCCAACGACGCTGACCCTTGGGCCCGGTAACACGAATGTCGAAGTGGGTGTCCTGGACGTTGTGGACGGTGTGACGCATGATCGCCACGATGATCCACACGTCGTCGGCGTCGAAGTCCAGATCGAACTCCATGACCGTGACCGGACGCTCCTCCGGAGTGGACAGCGTACGGTCGCCGGAGCCGGCGGTGACCTCCTTGAACCGCTTGTGCAGGGCACCAACCCTGTTAGCGGCCTGGGTGGCCTGGACAGCCTGACCGGAGATCGCGTTCGCGGTGGTCTTGGCGTCGATGGAGGCCGTATTCGCAGCGTTAGCAGTGTCCAATGCAGCGTCGGCGCGGTCGCGCGCCTCCTTAGCCCTGGCAGCCGCCGACGAGGCGACCTTGTTCGCCTCAATAGCGCTCGTGTTAGCGGTCTCGGAGGCGGTGGTCGCCTTCGTCGCCATGTCGAACGCGCGAGTCGCGTCAGCCTTCGCCTGAGACGACACCGACAAAGTGGACTGGGCGGCCTCACGGGCGCTGTGAGCGTCATCGGACGCGGCGTTCGCCGTCGTCAGAGCGCTCGTCGCGTCACGAGACGCCGCCTTGGCGGTGACGGTCGCACCGCCCAAACCCTTATCGATCTCCTTCATGGCGGAGTTGAAATCACCCAGCACACTGAAGTGATCAGACGCCACGTAAAGCGGGAGGTTGAAGTTCTCTGTCTTGTTGGTTGCGGGCATATTGAGCCTGCCTCTCTGTCAGGAGACCACCATGCGCTGGAGGTCCGGGATGTTCAGGTTATCGATGTAGTTCAGATCCTTGGAGGTGATCTGGTCACCACCCTTGAACTGAGCCTCGTACACGTCGTAGACGATGTCGATGACACGCTTGTACTGACCCGTCACGGGGGAGAACCCGTAGTGAGGGGACAGATGGGGAAGAACGAACTTCCCGATCGTCTCCAGTTCGGAGATGGTCAGCGGCATGTCCTCCAGCTCCTGGGCCGTGAGACCCATCTGACTGAAGTCCTCGGCGAGAAGCCCTCCGACCGTGTACCTGTTGTGAATGTCATTGATGAGCTCCTGGAGGGTGGAGCTCTCACCTTCAAGCCAGTTGAAGACATTCACAACATCCGACTCGAAGTGCTTCTTGACGAGCGCCTTCAGGTCATTCTCGAACGTGTTGAACTCGTCATCGTACTTGGCGATGGCGGCCGACAGCATCTCGCGAACTTGGGAGGGGAGCGCATGGTAGCCCTCCATCTCCTTGCGAACGTCTACCAGAAGTCTGGAGACGGCTGCGTTGTAGTCGCTGGCGAGCCCCTGCATCTTCGCGGAGAACTGGTTGACCAACCCCTCACTCACCCACGAGCGCATCTCCTCCATGAGCTGAAGGTAGGTGTACCCGTCACGGTAGGTGAACGGCGTGACGTTCGTGACCCTGTAGTCCCCAGGGGTCAGCTGGTACTTGTTATCAATATAGTCCATAGCCCCATCCGTTCACGTACTCGTCTCCTGAAGATCGGATTTGCATGAAAAGACCGCCTAACTCCGAGATAACGGACATGTCAATGTTAAGGAAGGTTTCGCGCCATTTCTGGAGGAGGTCAGCCTTAGGAGTATTATACCCCCACGACCGGGTGACATTCCCGGCCTTGGTCCCGGTCGTCGACGCAGTGTCGGAGGTCCTCTTCTGCTGATCCTGAGTCGCTGAATTGGAATGGTTCTGACCGGAACCCTTCGACGAAGTGTCATTGGCCGCCGTCGCATAGTCGTCATGACCGGACAGACGCGTCTGCGGCATCTGGGACTGCACAGTGCGAGCCTTCGACTCCTCCGACGAAGACACCCGCGAATCACTGGACAGAGTCTGCTCCGCGTTCTGCTTCGTGTGCATGTCCTGGGTGGTGTCCTGCGTGGAATCCCCCGTCGAATGCACGTCATGCGTCACCATCGGATCGAAGTCAACCAACTCCGACTCGTACAACTGGTTGTAGAACGGCATGATCTCATTCATCTTCACCTTCAACTGGTGGATGAACATGTCGATCGACTCATGCGCGATCTCGTTATACCAGTAGTGGTCCAGAATCTTCTGGTTCAAAGAATCCCTGTAGGATTCGTCGAAGATCGGGTACTCGTTCAGCCCCACGTTAAGCGGGCCAACGATCTCCACCACCTTGCGCAACTCGAGTGTGTAGTCAGCCATTGTTCGGGTTCAGCTCCTGCTGGTCGGTCGTCCCCAAGTCCGGATTCCCCTTGTCGAGAGCATCTCCAACACCCCCGAGAGCGGCCGCGGCAAGCATAGCGTTCTGAGCATCCGCGGGCTGAGATTCGTCAAGGTTCCACCTCACATCCACCTGCAAGTCGTACATCTTGTTGATATGTTCGCACGCGTACTTGCGAGCGTTCATGGCGACGGCGCGCATCGCCAGAACCTGACCGGAGGAGCCGCTAGCCTCCTCGGCGACCATACGCTCCCGCTTCTCCGAGTTCACGTTCATGATCCCCAGGAGGGTCAGCGCCTCGTTCCACGTCTTGACCTTAGCCTCCATCACATCCTGAATCTGATGAGGCTTGAACCCGACGTCGAACATGGTCACCTTCTCCGCCAGCGCCGCGGGGGAGAGTGCCTCAGTGCCGAAGATGACCGGCTGGCCCTCAGCAACCTTGCGGAACGCGTTCACGAACGACTGATACTCGTTGTTATCCACCGAGAACACGAACGGGTGCCGGGCGCTTAGCATGTTCACCTCGAGCGTGCGGTCGAACGCCGCCAACCTCTGGGAATAGATGTCGATGATGTCCCAATCCGGCTCCCTCAGATAGTTGGACCAGATCGGGACGCAGTGCCGTGCGTCCAGGGTCTTGGAGAACACCTGGTTCCCGTACACCGTGAAATTCGTCGGGTTATCGTACATGTTCACCTGTCCGAGTCCCGTGGCCCGGAGCGCCATGAACCTGTCGAACTCCTCATCGAAGTAGAACACGGCCAGCCCGTCGTACATGAGAGTGGCCTCCAGGTAGCGACGGTCCACCGTGTCCGGCAGCCCCGACCAAGAGAACCTGTTCACGCACATCTCCGACATGATCCGCTTGTACATGCGAACCAACAGAGCCTCACGGTTGATCGACGGGTTGTTCTTGAAACGACCCCCGTTGACAAAGGGCTCATAGATCTCCTTACGAACCCAATCCCGCTCACCGTTTCGCTTCACCATATGATCCCCTTAAGCGGCTTATTGTTCGCCCAGTCGATGCGTCCGATCATCGTCTGATCCTTGTGCCACACGGTGACACCCTTCTCGAAAATACCCCTGATCGTCTGACGGAACGTCTCAGGCATCGTGGAACGAGAGATGTTCATCTCCGCCATCTTCCAATACGTGAAATGCTCCATACACCTGAAGTCACCGGGAGGCACCACCGGCGAATTCATCGCATACCCGTACCGAAGCCAGAACTCCCCAATGCGCCGGACAGCGTCCTCGGGGATGAACTTCAACCGCTCGACAATGCTCCACGATTCCGCAGCCAGCATGAAAGCATCGCCGCCCACCTGACCCGACGTCGTCGGAGCGATCGTCTGAGCGTCCTGGACTCGGGCGTTGATGCCGGCGATAGCGTTCGCGTAGTCGCCGTTCGCCGCGTACTTGGCGTAGGCCAGGTTCGTGTCCGCGTTGTAGCGCATGTACCCCTGGTTCAAGTTCGTGAGCGCAGACGCCTGTTCGGCGGACATGCGCGCCGTATTCACCTGCTGGGAGTACGTCATGCCCGCCTGAGCCATCGTGGACGCCCCGGACAGGGCGGACCCTCCCAGGCCGGCTAGGGCGCCCAGGGGACCCCCGTTGGCCAGGCCCATGAGTGTCGACCCAATCACCTGGCCTCCAACACCGATACCCGTCTTCTGCAGCCCCATACGGGCGTTGTAGCCGGCGATGTCCTGGTTCCAGGAGTTGTTCAAAGCCGTCTGCTGCCCCGCCTGGGCGATAGCCGCGTTGGCCTGGTTGAATTGGGTCTGAGCCCCGTGCAGGGCCCGCTGCTGCGACCACTCGGCGCTCTGATGCTGGTAGGCGATCGAATGGGCATTCTGCGCCTGGAACATCAGATAGGAGTTGTTCGTCAGGCTGAAAGTCGGAAGGTTCGTGAACCCGGTCATCACATCGAAATGCTCCGACCAGCCGTCGTACTGGTCCATATGACCCCGGGTCCGCTGACCGAGCGAGTTCACCGTGAACATAATGCGCGGGTTCGGGGGCACCACGTGCGACCACTGGGTCACCGCCAATCCAGCCGACTGAATCATCTCGGGCTTGAGCAGCAGAGGTGTTCCGGAGAACGTGGTCACCTCCACCAGCAGGTACGGGCTAGTCCAGAACTTCCACAAATGCCGATACCGGGCCGGGAGAATGTCGTCCTTGCGCAACTTTTCCGTGAGTGTGATCGACTTGTTGTTAACGAGGCCCTTCTCCCCAATCCCCTTCTCCAGGTCGTAAACCTCGGCGCCCTGACGGGAAATGCGTGTGTCGCCGCCCTTCGGATCGACCCCCGACGTTCCCGGCAACTTGACCTTAAGGTCCTTGATCTCATCGAAATTGATAACACCCTTCGGGATCGCCGTGATCGACACGATGCCCTGGGACACCCACGGCACCAGAGACATAGCGTTCGTGAACACGCGGAACCAATCCGCCTTCATCGCGTATATGGACGTCCCGTTCGGCACACCCTCGGCGAAACTCCCCTTGGAGGCGGTGAACGTCGGATTCTTTTCATCCCCGTAGGGCTGGGTGAGGTCCACCGTCGAAGCGATAATGATATCGAAGTTGGCCGTATCGATCTTCCCGGCGCTGGGCGTGGAAGCGATAACCTTCCTGTTCACGTCGACGATCTGATACTCCGAACCCAAGTCCAGACCCTCGGGCACCGTCATGTACTTCTGCCCGTAGTAGTCCCAACCGTTCTCGGCGGCAATCGCCATATGGGAACGTTCGCAGTAGGAGCGGCGCACATTGAACTGATGCATGTACGTCTGCCACACGTCCAACTGAACAGTGATCTGAGTGGTAGCTGGGGCGATGTAGTCGACGGACGTTATGAAGTAGAAGAACGTATTCCGAGAATTATAAGCGTCACGGTTGTTACGAGCCACCAGGTAATTGTACTGGTTCGCCTTGGAGAACGGAATCGGAATCCGGATCGGGGCCCCCTGAGCACAGTAGGTCAGGGACTTCACCTCAATGCGCGAGGAATACTCGTTGACGATAGCGTTGAACGCCTCGTCGTAGTTGTCATACCAGACGACGTCGCGGTACTCCTGATCCCACACGACGTTCGTCAGGTACACCTCAGTATTGGGGGACCAGACGGAGTAGTCGAAGCCCATCCCGAACGAGCCGATATCCTCCGGCGGGTCATAAGCTGTAGGCATATATAGAGTATAGCACATAGGTTAAAGGGCCGGCCCGGGGAGTTCAAACTCGACCCGGACCGGCCCTTCGCCGGTGAGGCAGAAAGGAGGAAGGACCTCACCGACGGGCCACCCTGCCCACGGCACTAGTGTACCACACGCAGGAACTGGTGTCACTTCTTCGGCCAGACCTTCACAGCCTTTGCCTTGTCAACAGCGATCGACGCGGTCTTCGAAGCGATCGTCTTCTTCACATCCGCACTGTCACGGTAGACCAGGGTCGCCGTCACAGTGACCGCGTCAGCATCCTCATCCTGACCCAAATGCAGGATGCCCTCGTTATCGATCTTCGTCCGCTGGGAGTTCGCGCCCGACACGGCGTAGTCGATACCCAGCTCAAGACCGTCAGTGTTGTCACCGGTCACGGCGAACGACACCTCGACGTTGCCGCCCGGAATCGCCTTGTTAGCAGCACCCACCGGCTTGCCTCCCTGAGTAGCGGTGTAACCGCCCAGAGCCAGGTTCGCTCCGGGACGGACGCGAATGTTCTGATCGTCGTCACCAGTCCAGAACATGACCGCAGGGACAAACAGGGACGTGCTGATGACCTCCCAGTGGTGGAGGAAGTAGTTCGTGCCCAGACTGACCGGGTTCGGCTGGCTGGTGTTCTCCAGAAGATTATCGGCGATGACGAAGAAATCCTTCGTCGTCAGAATCGCCTGAGCCTTATCGATCCCCATCTGCTCAGCGGGCACGGGGATCACACGAGCGTACATGTCGACAGGGGAAAGGTTGAACGCCGCAGCCAGAGCCTCAACGTCGATGTTCGCCTTCACCTCGGGAGTGACGATCAGGATCAGATCCTCACGCTTGGCGAACGTCTCCATACGCGCAGCATTGTACTGACGCGACAGGAACGTCAGGTTGTCCGTCATCGCGCGGACCCGCTTGATCAGCTGCTTCGCGTCCGACTCCGTCGCCGTCAGACTCCTCAGGTCGGGAACCTTCACATGGTAAAAGCCACCGTTCTTCTCGTACTCGGCGAACAGCGAGCAGGTCAGAAGGAACTCATCCCACTGGTCGGAAGTCGTCGGAGACGCCAGAATCTGGCTCAGGTAGTTCTGCAGACCGGACTCGTCCAGGAAAGCGCGACGCAGCTGGTCGCGGTTCACCGTGATCTTGTAGTACTCCTGGCGGTTCACCGTGTGGAACTGAGAAGCGACATTCGGCTTATGAGCCCCGAAAATATCCTTCTCCATGTAGTCGCGCTCGGAGTTGTAGGTGTAGGAAGAGACCAGCCCCGTCTGCACCTCCTCGATCGTGTCACCGAAATTCAGCATGCCCCGCTTGAATTCACGCAGAGGGTTATTCCACGTGATGTCACGGGTGATGTACGTGCCGACACGGTTAATCAGGGCGTCGGTGAACTCGTTGAAATGCGGAGTGTACGACGTCAGCTGCTGAACGACGTCAGCAACAGAACCCTTAGTGGCGGCCGGGATGCGCCGCTGATAGTCGGAAGTCGCGTCATTACGAATCCTGTTCAGAATCTCGATGTTGTCAAAGTCGCGAATGCGACCGCTGGGGAGCGTCATAGTCAGGCCTCCTTAGGCTTGGAGAAGAAGGAGGCGATGCTGCCGTCGTCCCCGTCGTCAGCATCGCTCGTGTCGTCACCGTGCGACTCGGCGTCACCGGCGTTATCCCCGCCCGCGCCGATGGCTTCGAGCAAGTCGTAGTTCTTGCTCTTCAGACCGTCGACAGTCTTGGAAAGAGCAGAGTTGGAATCAGTCAGCTCCGAAATCTTGGCGCCAGCACTGTCAGCCTTGTCCTTAACAGTGTTGTAAGCGGCACGGAGATCGTCATAGATCGTCTCCGACGGCCCCTCCTCGCCAGGATTGATCAGAGACTGAAGGAGACCTTCAAAGTCCATGATACCTCCATGCAAACGTATGGGCTATGAGTGGTAGTTCCACTCATAGCCCATACTATCACAGACTGCCGAGAAGCTCCGGCGGAGCGACCAACTCACAGTCGCGGGCCCGGTCTCATCCGGTGGTAGGCGCCCGCAACGTCACCGATCAGCTCTCCTCGGTGTCTGAGCTCTCGAACGGGCCGGGGGAGGGGTGCGCAGCCTCCTCCGACTCCTCAATCTTCATCTTCACGAACTCCGTGACGACACGCCTCATGAGCTCCGGCTTGGGCACGTGAACCTCCCACTGATAATTGTCGAAGAACTCGACCGCCCAAACAGGGAGGGTGAGGGAAACAGTCTTGGACTTGCGCATCATGACCCCTTTACTGGTGTGAACGTGAAATGAGTCTCCGTGAGAAATGTTCCCCCGGGGACCATCTTGGGCACAAGTTTACCACCATACGTCTGAGCCGTCAACAGATCCTCAGGCCAGATCTCATACGGCTTGCCCGTATGAGGGTTCTTCCTCGGCAGACCCGCGATGTGCGTGTCAGGCTTACCGTCGCTCACCTCGCAATACTGCTTCGCCCTCACAAAAATAGCCCTATCGAAAGTCCCCTCAATCTTCCAGGCACCCAGATGAGTGGGATGAATATTCAACCCCTCCGGAGGCTCCATCCCCTTCAAATGAAGCGAATCCGTATCCGCATAGAGGAAACGATCGAAATTAGCCGCAGCAGAACGAATCGTATAGTCCCGAGCCCAAGCAGTCACAAAAACCCCGACAGGCGTGTACACAGGCTTCACAACCTCCTCGTTCTCGGATGCCACATACTTAACAACACCATTGTGGAGTACAGGCAGCTTATTGCGCCTCTCAATCCGAGCCGCAAACTTGCCATACAGAGAATTGAGCATCAACTTAGCGATCTGCCGCCTCCCTCCCGTAGAACCCTCCTTAACCGCCATCCACTTGTCGATGTAATCCTTGAAAACTCCAGTGCGGCAACGGAAGAGAGTGACGTCACTATAGCTGTACAAGTCCACGTCGTACATGTCATTGATGAGCCTCCAATCAACGTTCGTCATACGCATCTCAGTCGGCTCATCCACCACACGCTGATACTCCGTCGGATTGGCCCTGTGCGAACCCCGCAATTGGATGCAGGGGATACCCCGCTCCTTGAGCTTCGCAGTGAAACGAAAAGTTGCGACCCAAAGATAGTCATCGGAAATATCCTCAGGTGCAATATCAGCCGAAATAGGCTTCCCAAAAGGGAGGGGTCTCGAATACATGATATACGGGTACAGAGAATTAACGTCGAGCACCATACCCTCACCCTGCACAACGCCAGCAGTGCGACTATCAGCATACGTGAACCCGCCGCGATAAGCAGCCCGCACCTTCATGTCATCCTCCACAGAAAGAGTGGGAAACCATTTCTTGAAAGTCTTCCGCCCCACAACGTCCTTAAAACCCTTCAAAGCATCCGAGGAAGCCGTCATACTATCAAGACCCTCAGCAAGCTGCTGACGGAGCGCCTCAGCAACAATTCCCGTATCATTACGCACGTACTGACGTTCCTCAAACGTCGGCCGGTAACCCGGCTCCCGATAAGATACGTAATCGATCACACCCTTACTCATCTCGAGACCATAAGCGCCCGCCATGCTCTGAACAGAAAGAGGAATCTTCTTCAACGAATCCATGAAAATAACGTCGGCGTCCTCCGTCACAACCCAGATCCTGTAGAACTGAGACTCGGAGGAAATGATAGGGGTAAACGACAGTGGGGGAGGGGCACCCTTCGCAACATTCGGGTCATTGCAACTAAAGCCGTTGTGAAAAAGCCAATCAATAATGTACCCACCATCGAACTTCAGATTATGGAAGAACACCGTCCTCTCACCCACCAGAATGGAGCTCATGAACTCGTCGATCGTATAACCGATCACATTGACATTCCAGTCATCAACATTCCGCACGGACCACAGCCACACCCTGGTGGACTCAGGAAGCGACCCATCATCCGGAATATCAGCCGTAGTCTCAAAATCCGCACAAAGAATCTGCCTCTCATCAGATAGGGCGGACTTGCATCGTCTTGGCATAGCCGACAGCATCCTTTCCATTAAAAGGCTCGTCACTCTGAGCCATGAAAGCATCTTCAGGGGAATTGCGATCGGAATCGAACTCCTTATTCCCCTCATAACGGAATGTCAGCCCCGCGATGAACTCATCATCAACCGTCCACAGAACACGAAGCAAATCATCGGGAAGATCCGCCAAAGCTTTCAACGACGGGTTTCCTGAACTCTCTGTAAGCTTACGAATATTAGTCCGAATACCCTCCACCATCTTCTTATCAGCTCTCGTAGTAGAAACCTCACGCTCTCTATCAGTAAGAATCTTAACGGCCCGCTCATTCGTGAAAGTATGCACCTTATACGGATCACGCTCAGTGTACATGCGAGCATCATCCCCCTTGTGAGCATAAGGCTGCCTGAGACTGAAAACCTCAGCGAACGGCTTCGAACCACGCCAAGGAATCTCAGTGCCCCCAACACGCCGATAGAACTCCCTCGCATGCTCATTACTCCTCTTCTGAGCATACACATAACGGAGCATACTCTTAGCCGAAATAGGCTCCCCCGACCGGGAAGGGTAGTAGGAAACGTTAGGAGCCATGAACTCCTCCAAACGATGCGCGTGAGCCTCTACCTGCGCCTTAGTCATGCGACCCACTAGGGAAGTACCCCTGCGCGGATCCAGGGCCGTACGAGCGATGTCAACACCCCCTGCGCCATACGTAGCTTCCTTCAGAGGGCGGAGAACGGACGGGGCGTACGTCCCCCGACGAATCTTGCTGATCTTCCTCGAGGCCCGAGCCTCGAGACGACGAGCATAATCCCTCCAACCCTCAAGATCGGACGGCTTCTCAAGCCTAGCCATCGGCGTACCCCTTTCTAATCACGCTAATAGTATAGCACAAAACAACGGGGAGGGCGCCACACAATGAAAGTGCAGCGCCCTCCATATGGACAAAATCAGCAACGATAAGATCGACGCGGATTAGCCAAAGCCGAACGATCCCCCTTCTTCATGTAACCAAGGAACTTCGGGAAACGAATCTCAAGAGACTGCCCGGACCCATTCTTCGACTTCCACACACGAAGAACAAGCGTCCCCGAAAGCGTGATCTGATCACCCTTACCGACAAGACCCAGAATGTACTCATAAGAATCACCGAAGAAAGAAGCATTCAGGTAAAGAGGCTCACCATCGTCAACCCATTCCTCAGACTTCTTATCGAACTGACGGCGAGTAGCGGCAATACCAAGACGAACAATCAATTCGCCCGACTTGGTCTTAGCGGTCTCCGGGTCGCGGGTCAGGTTGCCAGTAACGGTCATCTCAGCACTCATTAGAGTCACCTTTCTGTTCAGTGCTGCCAATAAGGCAGCGGATCTTGGACGGCACCCACAAGGGGCGTTGCTTGCGAAAGATAGTATACCACACTATCGAACGCAAAGCGTTGCAAGTCGATGAGCCGGGTATGAAACATATCAACCGTCAACGTCATTCGGTGCGCATAACCCGAAATCAAATCAACGTAAACCTTCTTCGTTCCCAACACCAACACGATGCGGTAATCGTTACCGCCCCATGTGATGTCGGTGAACCATTGAAGCCTGTGGTGGTGACGGGATGGTCTCCAATGGGTGTCCTCGAACACCGGCAACCGACTCATTTGGTAGCTCCTTCCTCGTTGACCTGTGACCCCATCATAGCACACACCCGCCAAGCACAACACACAAAACGCTGTGACCCGTGGCACATACCAGCGGAGCCCAGGATCCGCATGGGGAAAACTGACAGTGACTGTCAGTTCTCTAATAACACTCCCC